ATAAACACACGCTCATATCGCTATTTTTGAGAAATTGCCTTAAATTATGCAAAATTTTAAAGAGGTTGAAATTTCAGAAATTAAGTTCAATCCTGAAAATCCGCGTGTTATTACGGACGATAAGTTTAGGAAACTCGTCCAGTCGATTAAAGAGTTTCCGCAAATGCTTTCGATTCGCCCGATTGTGGTAAATGGGGATATGATGGTGCTTGGTGGAAATATGCGATTGAAGGCATGTCAGGAAGCGGGGTTGGTAAAGGTGCCGATTATTAAGGCGGACGAATTAACGGAGGAGCAGCAGAAGGAATTTATAGCGAAAGATAATATTGGGTACGGCGATTGGGATTGGGATAAATTAGCGAATGGCTTTGATGTTGAAAAGTTGGAAGCATGGGGATTGGATATTCCGGGATTTATGGATGGGGGGTCACAGGAAGATGATTATGAGCCACCTGATGAAATTCAGACGGATATAAAGCGTGGGGATTTATTTGAACTTTCTGCGAATGGATTAATTCACCGGGTTCTTTGCGGGGATTCTACAATTCAATCAGATGTTGAAAAGTTGATGGGCGGTGAAAAGGCGGATATGGTTTTCACTGACCCGCCTTATTCTGTTAATTATGAAAAAAAAAAGAATCAATAGACCACCAAAGAAAAAAAGGAAATGCGAAAATTGAATCAGATAATTTAACCATAAAGGAAATATCTGAATTTTTATGGCGACCATCTTTTAAAAATCTTTTTGAATCAGCGAAAGATGATTGTAGTTTTTATATGACGATGTGTCAAGGTGGAGACCAGATGATGATGATGATGATGATGAGTGAACATTGGCAAGTGAAACATGAATTGATTTGGGTGAAATCTTCTCCCGTTTTTTCTATGGGGCGATTAGATTATGATTATCAACACGAACCTATTCTTTTCGGGTGGAAAAAGAAACATAATTTTTATGGAAAAGGTGAATTTTTAAAATCTATTTGGGAAATTCCAAAACCTTCAAAATCAGATTTACACCCAACAATGAAACCGATTGCCTTGATTGAAAATTGTTTATTAAATTCTTCAAAAGAAAATGATTTGATAATTGACCCCTTTCTCGGCAGCGGCTCAACAATGGTCGCCGCTCACCAACTCAACCGCAAATGTTTCGGAATTGAGATTGACGAAAAATATTGCCATATAATCCTTGACCGCATGCTCAAACTCGACCCAACCATTGAGATAACAAAAAATGGTAAAAAATATCCGCAATGAAACCCACTCTACTGAAAATATCGCAGGGCACATTCCGCGCAGACCAAGCGCACGAAAATGAACCCGAGTATGATCCTTTAACGAATCCTGTAAATTTGAATACATTGGACGAGGAGGGACGTAAAGAATGGGATGCTATCTTTCCGCTTCTTAATGAACGGAAATTAATAACAGAAGTAGATGAAAGATTATTGTTGGAATGGTGTCGGGTGATTTCCAAACTAAGATTTATAAACGGACAAATTACAAATGATAAACTTATTGTCAGACATCCATATCTGAAAGATAACTGGGCGATAAATCCATTAGTAAAACTTTATGAAATGTTTTTCAACAAAATGATAATTCTTTCCGCCAGATTTGGATTCAGTCCAGCCGACAGGACACGTATCAATATGCCTCAACCTTATAAAAAAAACAAAGAGAAAAATTTAATCAGACGTGCAATCTGAATTTCATTTTGATGAAGAATCAGCCGATGGCGCGGTTGAATTTATAGAGACGTTGTGTTCACACGTCAAGGGGGAACTTGCAGGCAAGCATCTTATCTTATCCGAGTGGGAAAAGGAAAAAGTCATCAAACCCTTATTCGGATGGAAGCGTAAAGATGGGACGAGGAAGTATCGTTATGCGTGGATAGAAATTCCAAGAAAAAATGGCAAATCAACATTAAGTTCTTCCATCGCATTATATCTATTATTCGGAGATGGGGAAGCGGGGGCTGAAATTTATAATGCTGCATCTTCCCGGGACCAAGCAAAAATATGTTTTGATATTTCCGCGCAAATGATTCGGCAAAATGAAACACTTACAGATAATGGAGATATATTTCAGAACAGTATTGTGCTGAAAGGCACAAATTCGTTTCTGAAAGTAATCTCAGCAGAGGCATATTCCAAACATGGATTTAATGCTCACGGTATTATCTTCGATGAGATACATGCACAACCCAACCGGGAATTATGGGATGTGCTTACTACCTCCATCGGGTCCCGTAAGCAGCCGGTGGTGATTGCTATTACCACTGCGGGAATTATGAGAAAGGGACACAGCATGGGATTTACATACGTATGCTCAATCAATAAAAAAAGGAACTATAAAAGATGAACAATTTCTTTCAGTAATTTATCAGGCGGATTCAATAGATGATCCTTTTTCGGAGGAGACATGGAAGAAGTGTAACCCGGGATATGGATTGAGCGTAAAGAAAGAATATTTGTTAGATGAAGCTAAAAAAGCAAAACAGCAACCATCATATCTAAACACTTTCAAAAGGTTACATTTAAACGTATGGACTTCAACCGAGAAACAATTTATCAGTCCCGCGAATTGGGATGCCTGTAATTTAATGCCACTGACTGAGCAATTTTTTTATGGGAAAAAATGCAAAATTGCATTTGATTTGGGTGCCACGAGAGATTTTACAGCATTGGTAATTTGTACTTTTGAAGATGGGATATACCATATTATGCCTTATATTTTTATTCCTGAAAAGAAAATAGGAATGAGAAATATGCGGGACCAGATAGAGACATGGGTGAGAGAAGGATATATTATTTCTGTACCGGGCGATGTGTTGGATTATGAATTTGTTTATAAAAAAATAACAGAACTTTCAAAGAATTGTACTATTGCAGAAATTTCGTACGACCGATGGAATAAGAGCTGGCTTACAAATCAGTTAAAAAATGATGGGGCAAATTGTTTCGATTTCGGACAGGGATATAAAAGTATGTCGCCTGCCACGAAAGAATTTGAGAAACTTATTATTGAAAAGAAAATAAATCACGGAGGGAATCCTGTACTTGCCTGGATGAATGAGAATATGGCAATTACAGAAGATGCAGCGGGAAATATTAAACCCGACAAGAGTAAGAGCACAGAAAAAATTGATGGTATGATAGCTTCTATAATGGCGGTATCCAGAATGATTGAATCACCACCGGCAGAAGGAAGTATTTATGAAAAAAGAGGAACAGATATATGGGCTTAAGATTTGTAATAATATCAACAGGATGGAATGAGTGTTTATGATTCAAGGGGAATATTGCAAATATGAAAAAAAAGAAAAATAATTTATTTTCTTTAGGAAATATAATTATTTATCCTCCCGATGAAGATTGGGATTTTTTATTAGTTATTGATACTTTCTATGAACCTTATTATAAATTTATCAAAAAAAAAGACGTAAAAAAAATAATTAATTTTTTACAAAAAGAACTATGCAGCAAAAAGTAAGTGTTGTAATGAATACTGTGAATGAAGATGTTTTTTTTCTTCAACGATCAATAGAAAGTTATATTCAACAGGTGCGGGTGGATATGCAGTTGCTCATTTCAACCGTATCGGGAGACAAAAACATTCCATTCATACAAAATAAATATCCTGAAATACAAATTGTTGAAATGCCTAAAGAATTACATCCTTCTTTTCATGGAATAAAATCTCCTAAAGGAAGTTTTTTACAACTTAACAATGCGCTCCCCTTTTTCAAAGGCGAATGGTTTACATTTGCCGGGGGCAATGATTATGCCTATTCAAATAAATTAGCAACTGAAATAGAACTTTGCATAAAAAGAGAAAAAGAGATATGTTATTCAGCGTATGATTATATAAATGAAAATAATGAACTTATAAAAAAAATATATTTCCGTGAATATGATTACGAAAAACATTTCATAGGCAATTTTGTAGCCGATTCATCCATTGTATCAAAAAGATTAGTTGATAAATATTTACCTTTCAGGGTCGAATTAAATAATTATGCGTATTGGGATTTATGGCTTCGGATTTTTGAAGGGGAGGGAGATGTGTTTTGCTATAATAACCATCCTACATGGGCGTATATGCAGGATGAAAATTCCATGCACATAAAAAGATGGAAGGATGAAAAGGCAATGGCAGAAGCGGAAATGGATAAAGAGAGAATGTTAAATTTACACCGATGAGTATAGAAAGAGACCCTATATATTATAATAAGATTTATCGGGAAAGTTCTGAATATAAACTCCATTATAAAGAAAGTGTTTATTATCAGATGTGGAAAATAATTATTTTACTTATCCCCGACAAAACACCTATTATAGAACTTGGATGCGGGACAGGACAATTCGCGCAAATATGTATTGACGCAGGGAAAAATTATTCGCATGGCTACGATTTTAGTTTAGAAGCGATAATGATAGCGAAAGAAAAAGGGCTGAATGTTTGTAAATTAGGAGACATTATGAAAATAAAAATCGGAAATTGCATTATTGTTTGTTTGGAAACCTTAGAGCACATCAGAGATTTTAAAGTGATAAAAAACATCGGACTTGGAAAAGAATTTATTTTTTCGGTGCCGGATTTTAATGACCCGGGTCATGTCAGATATTTTCATTCAATAAATGAGGTGGTGGACAGATATAAAAATGTCATTAAATTTGAGTATATACAGCATTTTGAAAGTTGGTTTATTGCTAAGGGAACAACGATATGAGGGTGATAAATTATACTCGCACTGATTGGGCGAATTTCGCTTTTGATAACGCAATGGCATTGCAAAGTGTTGGTATTAATTGCAAAAGTTATGTGGCGAATAAACATACTTTTAATTATATTCATACTTCGGAACAAATAACCAATGAAAATATAACGAAAGAAATGTGTGAGGCGGATTATGTTCAAATATTTCATTCCGATATTAAAGCGTTAGAAATATTTATCAAGTCGAGTTCAAAAGCAAAATTAATAGTGTATCATGCCGGAAGTGTTTATAGACGGGACCCTGAATTTTATAATAAATTATTCAATCCTCATATATATAAATCGGTGATTGCACTCCCGGAGTTCGCTGGGCTTGGCGCTAAGAACGAACAATATTTAGTGGGCGGAATAGATACGGCTCGCATTACTCCTGTCATAAAATCATTAGTATATCCGTATATTTTCGCACACTACCCCAGTAGTTACGATAAAAAAGGCAGTTATGATATTTGCAGAATGATGGAAGAAATGAAAATTCCTTTGAAATTTTCATCTGATATTGTTTTCATGACCGAACATTACAAACGAACAATGGAGTGTGATGTATATATTGAACTTTTTAAACCAATACTGGAAGGAAAACATTACGGAAGTTTCGGGATACAGGCGTTGGAATCCGCCGCGATGGGGAAAATTGTCGTTACCCAAAATATGAATGAAGATGTTTATTTCAATGAATATGGTTTTTGCCGGCTCATGTTAGCGAATAATGAAACTGATTTTAAAGATATTATTGAACTTTTGGACAAAAACAGTCCAAATGAAATAAAAAATTTACAAGAAGAAACAAGGCAATGGATAGTAGATAATCATTCATACGAAAAAACCGGGAAACGAATTTTAGAAAAAGTATTATGTTAATGAATTATAAACAAAAATTAATTGCTTGGAATTCAACAATAAAATATAAAAAAGAGTTAGAGTTTTTGTATTTATTATTTGATAACCCGCAAAGAGGAGATTTATTTTTAGATTTTGGCTGTGGAGTTATGACGGCTATAAATTATTTTAATCAGAAAAGTGATGCAATGTTTTACGGATATGATGTTCAGGAATATGGCGAACAATCGGATTATTCATTGTATGATAAAGAACTAAAAAAAAAATACAGCACAATTTATCTTAATCATTCTATTGCTCATATCAAAAATCCAGTTACCTGTTTAACATCTTTAAAAGATAATTTAATTTCAGGCGGTAAAATAATTGTCATAACCCCGAATCTGGACTGGCTTACTTTTAAAAATGAAGGGAAAGAAATAAAAACGGACTCCACCGTGATAAGACATTATTCGTCTTTGACATTGGAAAGATTGTTTGTAAAAAACAGATATGACATTATTTGTCAGGGGCAATTCGGCGATTGTTTAAATAATCAGCACGAGCGGATTTTTCTTGTTGCAAAATAATTTATTTGCGTTGTGAAAAAAAATATTATATTTGCATACTCTCCTAAAAACGTGCTCTGTGTTGTAAAGAGAAAATTCCATCGGTTCAGCCGTGCGGTTCAATCCGAAATGGAAGCAAAAGTTCTTTTAACTCTTTGTAAAATGAAATACTGTGAATTTATAAATTATCTTAGAAATAATAAAAAAACCAAATTAGAAAAAAAAGATGGAGGTATTTTTATTATTAATCCTAAAGATACAAAATTCGCAAAAAAAATTCTAAAAAAATTCATACTATGACACAATTAAAAATTTTTCCTGTACGAAATATCCCTGCTTTTATCAGGGAAATCCCTGCAAATGCAGATGAAACCCGTACCGTTGAATTTGTTATTTCAGATTCAACGCGTGATCGTCATAATACTATCCTGAATCAAAATGGATGGCGGCTTGACAATTATATGCGTAATCCCATTGTCGGCTATAATCATAATGTATATGGCGGCGGATTCTTCGCGCAGGCATCCCCTGATAATGTCATCGGTAAATCCACTGTTGCATTAGAAAACGGAAAATTAATCGGTAAGGTTACATTTGAACCTTTACACGTAAATCCATTAGCGGAAAAAATATTTCAGAAAATAAAATTCGGCACTCTCAGGGCTGCATCCGTTGGATTTTCTGAAATAGGCGAGGGAAAATATGGAGAAGGGGAAGAAGCCAGGGGAAAATCAAATGAAACCTATTATTTCTCCGGGCAGGAACTCATGGAATGGTCGATTGTGAATATTCCCTCCAATCCTTCCGCCACCAAACGCGACGGATACAAAGAGCCAACCGTAGAAGATATTATCGGACAAATAAAACAAATGGAACTTGTTTTTGACAACAAACAGATTCAGCGCCTTTCTATAATTGATTTGCTCAAATCAATGGAAGGGAT